AGGGCGTAATGTGATGCAATGGGTAAAATACTATAACCGAAACGAAGCGATAGACTGCATGGTCTATGCCCTTGCGGCGTTTCGCTTGAGCCAAGTGATCCCAACATTAAAGCGCAGGTTTAAGCCACAAAACCGTTCGACCTTAAAAGCTAACCCATCTGTTTCAACCCCTGAGCCACGACGCCGTCGCCGTGTGCTAAAAATGTAAAGGAGACAAGCATCATGAATACATTAAAAGTGCATGAAGAAGAGAAGATTCTCGCTGTGGATCTTATTGCCCAAGCCATTGGTTTTAAGTCCACATGTGAGCTGTGTGCTCGATTTGGGGGACGCACACTTTATATTCCCACAATGCCGTCGTCTAATCATGTTCTCAGTTTAATTTTGGGCCATCCCACGGCATTAAAGCTGGGCAAGGCGGTAGGCAGTACTGAGGTTGAATTGCCAACCTTAAAAGAAGTGGACAAAAAGCGACGCATTGATATTGTTTGCCGCAAGGTTTCCGCTGGGGAAAGTGACCGTAACATTTTGCTCACCACCGATATTACTCGTAAAGAGTTAGGCTACATTAAAAAGGCTTATAAGGCACTTATTCAGGCTTATGTGGACATTAACGATAGACAGATGAGTTTTATCCGGCCAGGAAAACCAAGAAAAAAAGGATGATTCGTTAAAAATCTTCCCACAGGATTTTTTAAAGCTGTCTTTGTACACTAAGCCCAATTAATTTGTGTTGGGGCTTTTTTTATGTCTGGTATTTTAGACTTAACTCTTTATCGTAGTAAAAGCACGGAACAAGGCACTTTGGGGTGGCTTTGGTGCAAAGGAGATCCTGTTTGTTTTTTAATGGAATTGCCTTGGCGAAATAATCAGTCTAATCTTAGCTGTATTCCTGTTGGACATTATCAAGTGGCTTATCTGCATCGTTCTGCTAGCGGTAAATATCGAGATGTTTATCATGTTCAAGGCGTTCCTAATCGAGCAGGTATTTTAATCCACCCTGGCAATTTTGCAGGGGATCGACAAAAAGGCTTTAAAACAGATAGCTGGGGCTGCTTATTACCCGCAACTCGATATGGGGTACTGGGTGAGCAAAGAGCAGGTCTTGCTTCTCGTGCCGCTTTACGAAAGCTACATAAGCTCACCCATCGCAAAGATTTTAATTTAACTATTGTTGAGGCGTAAGATGGATTTGACGACGATTTTAGGGGCTGTGGGTTCTGCGGCATCGGGTGGATTACTTGGGTTGTTTGGCACGGGGTTTAAATTATGGGCGGATCATAAGTCGGCACAGTCTAAACGCACATTTGAGCTTAAGATGCGTAAACTAGATCAAGAAGAAATGCAGTTAGAGCATCAATTGCACATGCGAGAAGCAGAAGCGCAAGCAAAAAAAGAAATCGCAGTTGCGACTGTTCACAAAGAAGAAACAGAGGCTCAAGCCTCAGCGGATGTTGAAAAAGCGGAAATTCAATTACGACAAGGCTCTTATCTGCAAGACAAAGCGACTTATGGAGGTGGCTTTGTTGATGGGGTTCGTGGGTTAATGCGTCCCGTTTTAACTCTTTACTTTGCCGTGTTGATGGCTTTGATTGCTTACCAATTGTTTCAACTAGCGAATGTGCATATTGGCACATCGACGGCAAGCTATTTACTCAAAGACATTATTAATGCTTGCATATTTTTATCTACAACCTCGGTTACTTGGTGGTTTGGCTCCCGCCCTATTCATAAGGGGGAAAAGTGATGCTATCTAAATTCAGTGATGTTCCTACTGTCACCTATATAGTCGTCTTTGTGCTAGGAATGATCGGGGCGGTGATTAACTTCTTTCGTCGAGAGTTGGCCGGCTGTTCCTTTGTGAAAAAGGTTTTCTTATTTCTCTTTGATGCACTGGTCAGTGGTCTGTTTGCCATTATTGGTTTCTATGCCACAATGGGCATGGGGCTTAATGAATTGTTAGCCATTGCCGCCAGCGGTATCTTTGCCCACCAAGGTACCCGTGCTGTTTACATTATCGAGCTGGTCATCACCGAAAAACTGGGCGCCAAAATGACTTTTGAGGAGATCAAAAAATCCAGAAAGTAAAATTGTACTTTTCTATTTTTACTTCCTAAAAATCTACAATTCTGAATTCCTTTCTTAAAAACCTTCCACAGGACTTTTTAAGTCACGATTGCCACAATAGCTTTATTTGAGTTTGAGGCAATCATGACTTTGAGTGAAGCGATTGAGCGACGCACTAAATTACAAGCCGCTTTAGATGCTTTGTTGATGGGTGAGAGAGTGGTTGAGGTGAAGTTTGCTGACCACACTGTTACTTACCAGCAAGGGAATATTCGAGCGATTAAGGAGGCCTTGCACCAAGCGAATATGCAGGTGCAGGCGTTATCCGGTCAAAAGCGGGGAAGACCCTCTAAGATTTTGCATCGTGGAGGGTATTGGCGATGACTAAGCGTCTAAAGGTGTCTAGCGACACGGTCTTTAAACCCAGTACGCAAGCCTATGCGGCCAGCTCCAATGGTCGTCGCTTGGCGGATTTTAATGCACCGAATTTGGGGCCTAATACGGCCAGCTTATCAGAATTAGATCTACTTCGTGCTCGTTCTCGTGCGTCACTGCGAAATAATCCTTGGATTAAGCGGGGCATTTTGGCGGATGTGGCGAATGAAATCGGCACAGGTATTGTGCCTCGTCCAAAAACGCCCAATAAGGATTTAAACAAACAGCTTCGGCAACTGTGGCAAGATTGGCAGGTATCAGCCGATGCGGACGGGATACTTTCTGCCTATGGCATTCAACAGTTATGTGCCCGTGCGAGGAGAGAGAGTGGGGAAGTGTTTATCCGCATTCGTCAGCGCAAGCCAAAAGATGGGCTAATTGTGCCTTTGCAGTTTCAAGTGCTAGAAGCAGATTTTTGTCCAACCCACTTCAATCGAATACTCAAAAATGGCAGTCGTATTATTGCTGGCATTGAGTTTAATGTGATTGGTAAGCGTGTTGCTTACTGGATGTATCCTACTCATCCAGGGGACGGGCGTTTAACGCAAAATCATATTATGCCTATGCGAATTCCTGCAGAACAGATTATTCACCATTACATTCCCACTCGCCCAGGGCAGATTAGAGGCGAGCCAGTCACCATTCAAAGTTTAATTAAAGCTTTTCACTTCGACCAGTATGACGATGCTGAGCTTGAGCGTAAAAAGACTAAAGCCAACTATACGGGAGTTATACAGAAAAACTTCCCCACGGATGAAGAAGGCTGGAAGTATGACCCTATTACGGGCGAACCTGTGAGTGATGTTGAAGCTGGAGAGATTGAAAACTATATCCACACCGAACCTGGGACTTTCCCAAGTTTGTTGCCAGGCGAAGAAATTAATCTTTTTCCAGGGGATGAAACGGGCAATGGATATAGTGACTTTGTTCGTCAGCAGCTGCTAGGTATCGCCGCAGGATTAGGCGTGCCCTATGAATTGCTTACGGGAGATTATAGCCAAATCAATGATCGTATCTGGCGGGCGGTCATGAATCAATATCGTCGTGAGATTCAGATGACGCAAACACTTTTTACCGTGCAACACATCTGTCGTGGTATGTGGAATGCCTTTGTCGATATGGCGGTGTTATCAGGCTCGGTGAGCATTGAGGATTATAGTGACAATGCTCATCAATACAAACGCTGCGACTTTCGTCCGCAAGCTTGGGCTTATATTCATCCGGTGCAAGATGTGCAGTCTCGTAAGCTAGAGATTGATTCGGGATTGGATTCTCGTCAAAGCATTGTTGCGAGCAGGGGGCTAGATGTAGAAGAGGTGGATATGCAGCGGGCTGAAGACGATCAAAGAGAGCGAGATTTAAATTTAGAGAACCATAAGGAGAATCAAAATGGCAAATCCAATTCAAGCGATCAGTCGCCTGTTTCAAAAGAAGCCTAAAAATGCTTTAGTGCATGAGCTTTACACCAAGGCGATTGGACGCCCACTTTTAGCGCATGCAGAAATGGGAGCAATGATGCTTAAAGGGTATTTGAATACGCCCATTGCTAGGGATGAAGATCAAGACACTGCCGTGCAAGTTGAGGGAGGGATTGGCGTGATTGATATTAGCGGGGCTTTAGTCAGTCGTCCAATGGGGTTATGCTCGCCTTTGTCCTATGCTGAAATTCAGTCTAACTTTGATACGCTCATGGAAAACGAAGCCGTTTCACACATTGTGTTACGCATTGATTCGGCAGGGGGTGAAGCATCCAATATGTTTGATTTAGCTGACCATATTTTTAATGCCAGAGGGGTTAAGCCTATTATTGCCGTGGTGGATGACATGGCGTATTCGGCCGCTTACGGCATTGCCAGCTCGGCAGATCAAGTAATTGTTTCTCGCACCAGTGGCGTGGGCTCTGTTGGTGTGGTGGCTTATCACATTGATGAGAGTGAACGGCAAAAGCAGAAAGGGGTAAAAGTTGAATATCTTTATGCAGGAGATAAAAAAGTATATGGAAATTCTTCTGAGCCGTTGGCGGATGAAGCCCGTTTGGAAATGCAAACGGAAATCAATCGTTTGTATGACTTGTTTGTCGAAACTGTAGCACGCAATCGGGGGCTAAATGCTCAAGCAGTGCGAGAGACGCAAGCAGGTACTTATCATGGCGAAGATGCGGTGAGTAAGGGTTTTGCCGATGCCGTTTTAAGCTTTAATCAAGTGATTACTAACCTTGCGAAAACAGGGCAAGCACTTCAAGCCCAGCCTACCAGTCAGGCTCACAAGCCTGCATTAGAAAATGGGCAAGAGCAGGGTGAACAAAACCTCCCACAGGACTTTTTAAGCACACGGCTAGATAATGAGGCACAAAAGCAAGAGATAGCCGAACAACCCAGTGAGGCAGCCTCAACATCAAATTTAACCTTTGCTCAGGTTGCGGAAATTAAAGCAATGTGCAAGGCGGCAGGTTTAAGTGATGTGGCAGAGGATTATATTATCGCTGGCACTTTGCCCAAAGTGGTACGGGCGGATCTGTTTAGTGCTATCAGTGCAGGAGAGCAAGAGATTATTACCGCTCAAGCCCCTGCTTCCAACCAAGATAAAAATACTTTGAAAGGCCTGTCAGCAAACTGGGTTTATCAACAACGCAATCAAGCATAGGAGAAGATGAGATGCGAACCGAACCAATTCATAATGCAGAGTTTCTGCTGTCCGAGGGAGAAGGCGTTATTAGCCGAGATGCCGTGACTTTAGTCAAAGGTCAAAACCTTGTGGCAGGCACCGTTCTGGGCAAAATCACTGCCAGCGGAAAGTATGCTGCTTATAACAATGCCGCCACTGATGGCACTGGGACCGCCACTGGTATTCTTTTGATGAGCACCGACGCTACGAATGCTGATATGCCAGCAGTGGCCATTACCCGTTTAGCAGAAGTCACTGCTCAATCGCTTACAGGGTTAGATGTCGCAGCAACAGCCGACCTTGCGGCACTTAACATTATTACTCGATAAGGAGACTTTATTATGTCGATGCTTGATTTACTTTCTGCCGATGGGTTTACGCTAACAGGCTTAACGGCTGCGGTGAATAAACTGCCTTACAAGCCTTCCAAAATTGGTGCAATGGGGTTATTTGAAGAACAAGGCGTTAATACTACTAGCGTAGAAGTCGAAGTGCGAAACAATGTGTTGAGCCTTTTACCGATTGAACCTCGTGGGGCTTCAGGCTTTGTAAACCCTCGTACTAAACGCCAATTGCATTCTTTTAGCATCCCTCATTTACCACAGCGAGACGCCATTATGGCGGATGTAGTGCAGAATATCCGTGCATTCGGGACAGAAGACCAAACGCAAGCCGTAATGGATGTGGTTAATCAACGCATGGCACGGATGCGTGCGGCGAATGAATACACCATTGAATCCCACCGTGTGGCTGCCCTGCAAGGTCAGTATTATGATGCAGCGGGAAATGTCCAAAGTCTGTTTACGACCTTTGGGGTGACTGAAAAAGTGATTCCAATGGGTATTACTGTGGCTACCACCGAAATTCTTAATAAATGTACCGCTATTTTAGATGCCGTGGACGAAGCCATGGGTGGAACCCCTTTTGACGGGGTGCATGTGATGTGTTCAACCACTTTTTTTGACGAGTTGATTGTGCATCCTAAAGTTAAAGAGCTGTATCTTAATAGTGTATCCAACGCTACTTTGCGAGGTGAAAACCGCACAGTCTTTGAGTTTGGTGGCGTGACCTTTGAGCGGTACCGTGGCACGGCAGATGTAAAAATTACACAAGGTGAAGCCCGAGCTTTCCCAAAAGGGGCACCAGAGCTTTTTATTACTCGATTTGCGCCAGCTAACTATGCCGAGACAGTGAATACTATTGGCTTACCCATGTATGCAAAAATGGAGGCCATGGATTTTAATAAGGGCTATGAGCTAGAGGTGCAGTCTAACCCACTCAACCTTTGCACCCGTCCGGAAGTACTCGTTCGAATTAAGCGAACTGCGACTTAGTCTTAATAGCCTGTCTTAACAGCCTCACGGCTTTAAGGCACCATTCTACCCAACCTACCCCGCTGATGCGGGGTTTTTTAGGAGGCACTATTTATGATTGAACAACTTAAACAAAAAGCCGTGCAAGCCATGCTGGCTAAGCTTGGAGAGCAGGTGCAAAGCAATGGGACAAGCTTAACGGCATTGGTTAATATAGAACGACTGGATTCAGGGCTGGGTAAAACATTCTCAACGAGGCTTAAGCAAGTGACCGCTTATTTGCCCGAAGCGCAGTTAAACCAAATAGGTCAAACTCTCACGGTTAGGGGCGTGGATTATGAAGTTGTGGAAAGAGATACGGTTTGTGAATATAACGGCTTTGCCAAGGTGTTGCTCGTTGAGCCAACAGCCAAGCCAGCGACGGGCGCCTGGCGATGATGCAGTTAGATGTGCATTTAACAGATAAGGTACTCAAAGGTCAAATTACGACTTTAGTACTGAATAATGACAAGGCTTTGAAGCGCGCTTTTAGAAGAGCTGCCAAAAAAATATCACGCTGGATGAGTACACAGGTGGCTCGTTCTTTGTCAAAACAGTATGGACTGCAAGTTAGTAAGTTTAAGCGGTTTCGTATTAGGATAGCAAATCCTGACTTTGAAAAGCACAATAAACCAGCTATGGTGTGGTTTGGGGTCAATGATGTGGAATGGGATTTTATTGGTGATAAACCAAAACAGGATGATCAAGGCGTGTGGGTAAAAGACTATTTTTTTAAAGGTGCTTTTATCGGTAAAAACAGAAAAGGGATAACACAAGTTTTTAAACGCCGAACGGCAAAGCGTTTGCCTATCGACATCCAAAAAGTGAATATTCGACTTGGGGCAAAAATAGCCGTTGCCCGCTTGCTCAACAGGGCACAAGCCCGATATAAAGACATTTTAGGGCAAGAGGTAAATTATGAGCTGAGTAAACTTAGAAATTAAAGCCAGCCAATCTTTCAATTTTTTCTAAAGAGACAAGATATTTTGACGGTTTCTCGTTGGAGGTTGACATTCTCTCCGCCCTTGATGTGCGGGGGGGTTTGGGTAGAAACGGATGTCCAGGGCAAAGTGATCATTAAGGTTGAGTTTGCTACCTTGGAAGGCAAGCTGGTTAAGATCGGTGTTTAAATTGTGGTTACGCCACCTTAACTTCAAGATGCTTGCCTAATACCTTTAAGGCTGCTTCAATCGCCTCCATTTTTGAACGATATTTACAATCAAATAGCCGGCTTACGGCAGGCGGTTGCACACCCAATTTCTCAGCCATCGCCTTTTTAGAGAGATTGCTGTCTAGCCATGCATTAAACAAATAAATTTTAGCCGCCAAATTGGCAGGGACATACAATACCGCTTGTCCCTTCTTAAATTTACGAGGCAAAGGTATCTTGCGTTGAGTTTCAGAATAAAACTCCAAAGCAGACTCAAAAGCCTCTAACGCCACCTGCTGTAAATCACCTTCATCATAAATCACCGTGTGAGCCTCTGGAATATCAACCACATCAACCAATAAGGTATCCCCATCTTTTTCTACTTGTAATGGATATTGCATAATTTTTTAGCTCCGTATAGCGAATGCAAACCGCCTTTTAGCGGTGCTTAAAGTCCTAAATCTTTACGAATTTTGGATTCTAAATATCTTAGGTGATAAGCTCACCATGTTTTTTCTTAACTTCTTTTAGTTTGTTTACAGCACTCCATTTTGCATTTATAACTTCTTTTATTTGTGACTTGACATTTTTTGCCATTTCATCGTCGATAAAAAATGGCAATTTTAATTCTTTCCACCTATCTGCTATATTCGGTAGTGTAGTTTCGATTAGAACTTTGTTAAATGCCTGCATAGAGACCAAGCGATGAGACAACATATAAAGTAGGTAATGAGGTGTTAATTCATATTTGTTATCTTCTTGAACTCGCAATACAAGAATTTCTCTGGTTAGTAAAACATCAGTATCATGCTTTGAGATCATCGCAACGCTGCCTATTCTGTAGCTGCCTCTCCGCACATAAAGAATATCACCTGTCTTAAGATTTTTATTTTCTCCTTTTATTTTTTTGTATATGTTTTCAGGGATACTTGATGTAGGGTCTTTGTAAACTTCCCAATTAACAATATCTTTCACACGAATATACGAGACTTCACCTCTGCCTTTGTATTCTGCTGGTGGCGAACCATGACCATCAAAAAAAGTGATTACCTTTTCATCGATTAATTGCTTAATAGGGATAAGTTTTAATTTTTTCTTTTTGGCAACTTCCTCAACCTCTTTGTCTCGCGTTTCCCAATAATATCTAGGCACGAATATTTTTCTCTTTTTAACCTCGTTAGACTTTACACTGAATATATATTTATTTTTTCCTTTTTTATGCTCTTCAATTATTATCTGAATATCATCCCATAGTTGTTCTTTATCAACTTTTTGTGTAATTGGATTCCACCTGTAGATCTCTTTACCTTGATGGTCATGTCCCATTTCTTCCGCAACTACAAAATTAATTTCACTTTCTTGTTTTGTGTTTTTTTGAAGTATAATAATAATACACTTAGCATTATTATGAGGTCGGAAAGTATTGTGAGGAAGGTCAATCACCCATTTAATATTATGTTTTTCCATAAATTGCATAACAGGTCTTGCTCTAGGGGCGTGGAAAAATGTTTCAGGAAGAACAATCCCCATAATTCCACCGTCTTTTAATAGTTGCAGGCTGCGTTCTATGAAAAGTACTTCTGGACGCATTTCAGTATTTTTTTCGTCCGTTTTCTTGTATATCTCTCCTTCTTTTTTCCACTTATTAGCTAAACTATATTGAGCTAATTTTTCTTGACCTACAACCTTAATATCCTTCCCAAAAGGTGGGTTAGTCAACAGAACATCGAACTTTTCAAGCTCAATATTCTGTTTAGTTTTATGACTCCAATTTTTTGGAATTTCTAAGCTATCTTCACAAAAGATGCCACCTTTTCCATCGCCAATTATTGCCATATATGCCTTAGCAACCTTGCTCAGAAATTCATCTTTTTCAATGCCACGGATATTGTGAATTGCTGCAGCAATTTTTTCTTCTTGTAAGGCAAGTTCAGACCAACCATATTCTTCTGATTGTTTTTCTAGTTGACTCCACATATATTTTAAGCTTTCGACAAGAAATCCACCAGACCCACACGCAGGGTCAATAATTAAATCGTCCGGTTTCGGTTTGACTATTTCAACCATTAATTTAACCACATTTCTTGGTGTAAAGAACTGTCCTAATCCACCCTTTAATGCATAACTAATGAATGTTTCAAATGCATCTGCAACAACATCTCGCTCGGATTCTGTTAAACAGTAATTTTGCAATTCTCCGACAATATAAGTTACAGACTTATCATCAAGACTGATTTTGTCACTAAAATCAATAACCTCTTTGTATTTAGTTTTTACTTTATTGAAAATGTTTTTTATTCTTTGGGCAACATCTTTATCTTTTTCGTCAATTCCAGCTCGAAATGTGACCATTTCATCGGGTTTGGTAAATCTTTCGTCATAAATTTTGCAAAAAATAATGTTGATTAGTTGTTGGGCTAATATTTCATCTCTTGTTGCGCCCACCGTATTTCCTGCTAGATGGTTTCTTATTGTTTTAAAGACTAATTTAAGGTTATGTGGAACAGTCAAATCCCCCCTTTTAAATCTGCCAATATCTTCTAGTCGCTCACCTTGTCTAGGTATATTAGGTATTTCAGAAAAAAGAACTTCACCATCTTTCTCGTATTTTTTTAAATAAAGACGCTCCTCGCCGTTAAACCAAACACCAAGTCGTGCTTTAGAAAAACGGAGATAATCTTTTAACTGTGTTAAACCATCTTTTCTTGCTTTTCGTTTGCATTCAACAACAATAAATAAGTTATCATCTATTTTATTATCATTGCTGAATACGGCAATATCTACGGGATACTCTTTTTTGGTATCAGAGGGTCTTGCTTTTACTCGCCATTGTGGGCGTGTTTGAATTTGAGCCTTGGAATATCCGTAATCCTCTACAAGAGTTTCAGCAAATACTTGTACGGCTTCAACCTCTTCAGGTGTGGCTTTTACTTCTTTACCGCTGATGTAATCTTTGATGTAACCTTCTTTCATTATGCTCACTGTCCTTTGATACTTCTTGTTTCTAAAGATAGGGGTATTTTGAACACAAGAGGGTGAAAGGTCAACAAAAAACCTCCCACAGGACTTTTTTAACTTGCCTTGCCACAATAGCCACATGAGCAATGCACATGAAATACATCAGTATCATACCCAATTAATGAGCACTTTACAGGCGGCTTTTCCGTCGGTGCAGACCTTGGCGGCTTACCGTATCAACGAGATCTTAGCCACACCTGCGATTTTGATTGAAGTAGAGGGTATGACAGTGGGTAAGCTGACCAGCACGGGCAAAACGCCTCTGAATCTGTCTATGGCTCTGCATTGTGTATTGGGGCATGGAACGCCTAATCTTGAATTAGAGGTGAGAAATTTTGCCTCTCAAGTGATGAACTTGCTCACAAATCAATATTTTAATTTGCCAGATTTACTGGAAGCGCCTCAAAACATCTCGGCGATGCCAGGTGAGTTCAAGCCTGGGAAAAGTGGGTTTGATAGCTTTGTCGTGACCTTTGAACAGGTGCTTTATGTTGGAGAAGGGGCATTTGATTTAACGGGTGTGCCAGCGGTGGAGATCCACTTAAATCAAAATGAGGTGGTCGTGATATGAGGTTGGTATATGGCACAGTGGTGACGCATGATTTAAGCGGGGTACTTCATCAATATCGCATTAAGCTGACGACAGGGCAATTGTCGCCCTGGATGCCTAAATGTGACCCAGTCTCAGGTGAGAGTGTGAGTAATCACCCTTTGAGTTTGGGGACGCAGGTAGCGGCTTTAATTTTGAATGGTGAGGGTCTAATTTTAGGGACGCTTAATAGCACGCTTTACCCTGCTGTAAGTGATTTGAACACTTTAAAGCGCACGGTATTTAAAGATGGTGCGGTGATTGAGTATGACGCACAAAACCATCAGCTCAATGCTGTTTTACCCAGCGGAGCGAGAACCCATTTAACCAGTACAGGCGGTGTCACTGTGGATGGCGACACCACTGTTAACGGGAATTTAACCGTCAATGGCAATGCCTCTATTACGGGCAGTGCGGATATTGGTGGTGACACTTCCATTGGAGGCAATCTCACCCTGAGCGGCAATGGGAAGGTGGGCGGTCACTTTAGCATTAGCGGAGTGTGTGCTGTGGGCGGTTTGGCTGCTGTTGGGGGCGGGGCGGTCTCTGCCAGTGGCGGCATGAGCATGACCGGCGGAGACATTACAGTAGATGGTATTAGCGTGAAGACCCATACC